CGATAAGTCTCGAACCGCCTGTTTCCAAGGGTCCAGCTTGCGTATTCCTTCGTCAACACTCCTCGGCTGATACCACTCAGGAACGTAGTATCGCCGGGTCTTCTCTACCGTCGGCCGCCGCAACGCGGCAAGCTTACCGAGGAAAGTAAGCATGCTGCGCGGCTCGCGCTTAAGGTACGAGAAGCTTCGACGCACCCAACCTATTGAGGGGTTGAATGCGCCCTTATCCTCTGCACGGAAGCGTCCGACGTTCCTTAAATGGATCGCCAGACAAATTCTCTCGTCTTCCGCCGGCTCACCTCGCAGAGCCACCAGAGATTCATCCACGCCACTGGGACGTGCAGGAAGATCCGTATACGAACGCTTCCTATGAATCTCCCGGTTCCTACAGAAACCGGGATACGACCGCGGGTGCAGTCGTAGCTGGGCAGGGGATAAACCCCATCTCTTACCAACCCGTGAGCGGACGAACGCATCCGTCCACTCGACCCTTGACCGGACTGCAGCTGCAGCATGCTGTAGCCCGGAAAAGTTGGTAAGAAAACTACCTCTCCTCAGATGGTGTACCTGACGCCATCTGCCTCTTCCATCCTTCAGGAAGCATGTCGAGTTGATCTCTGCTACTACCTGAGACCGGATAGTCTTAGCCTCATTGAGGATGAAACCTGGGGGGTAACACCCTGCACTAACCGGACTGTTAGACGATATCAAGGTATCGTCCCCATTAACAAGGATGACTGCCTCCACACCTCGCGTTGCCCAGCGCGCCGCGATGTATGACTGGAGACAGAGAAGAGGAAAGGAGATAGCTCCCCATCATCTGCCCGTGACTCACTTGGATCACCTCCTTCCCCATCTCAACCAAACAGGGAAGTGCATTCGAGGCAAGGGTTTTAATCTCACCGGGAACGCGACTTGCCCTCGCGAGCAAGCAGTCCAAGATCGTCCCGGCCACTGACAATGACAAATTGTCAGTAGCCGCCACGAGGTCAACAGAGGTTTGAACCTGGAGTCGACATGATGATGTTATACGTCCTTCCGTAGGGGGTCCTACAAGGAGCCAGTCAAAACTGGAAAGATGATTATAAATCATCTTGTGGAGTGGGCCAAGAAGGTCGTTGCGCTCGTCAAAAATCGTCAGAGCACGGACCTTCCCAGCCGACAACACCTCCTTGTACCGCGCGCGTAGTGGTTCGGTCGAAAAGCCCTTACCACTTAGCGTGTTCCTACGGAACTCTTTATCTCCGCCCCTCTTTGCGAGGAGCAGATCAGCCCGAGAGGATTTCTCCAATCGGGCCGACGCTCTGGGAACAAAGTCCTGGACGAAAGACTCGTACTTTCGGTCCCAGCCGCGGTAAAAGAGATCCCTGACTATTCGTCGAACGAACTTAAGAAAGTCAGGGTCGGACGGGGGAGAGGGGGAGGCAACGCGAGTACGCCACGCCTCGCGTTGAGAAGGGCTATGGTGGACACAACCTCGTGGAAGGTTGCGTTTAAGAGAGGCGACCGAATGAGCAAAACCCCACCGGTCCCGCCGCCATAGCCGCTGCAGTTTAGACAAGCCATCCGCGTCAGTTCCACACTGACGCCGCGGAAAGCTGGTACTTGGGCGTTTCTGGCCCTGCAGCAGTAAGAAGCGAAGGTATCGATCTAATTCGAACGTCTCGAGATCCGGTAACTCCGAATACGGTATACCGTAACGGATCCGAATAAGTCTCAGACCATTCGAAATCGACACCCGTGTGTCTGCTTCCGCCCTCCGGCAGAAATGACACGTTTGACCCTTAGAACCGAGATCGGACTTATCTAAGGGAGCGCTG